TTATAAATTTTATAACGTCCTCTAATTTCATCTCGTTATCTCTTAATATCCCCACTTGGATGAGACCGAAAAAATCAGATTCATCCTCAAATTCATCAATCCTTTCTATAATTTGTTTTGGTAATGGTGAAACCTTGAATATATTAATTACTGTGAAATCACCTTTATTTCCACCACTAAGATCTATCGAAATAACAAACTTCTTTCCGATTTCATTAGATGAATCAAGATCAAATTTAGGATGCCAAATAAGATTTTCATAATTGACATTTCCGTAATGAAGCTCACTTATTTCTCTCCAAACATATTCCACCTCATTTGCTCTTATTCTTCTTAACTCTTCGGATCCTAAAAGCAAACTCGAGGAACTTAAAAATTGATTTCCATACTCCTGATTAAATAGTTCCTCACTTCCTAAGTTTCCTATCTCTCTCTGCTTCCACTCTTCATCCCTTCCCGGAACCTGCCACCAATCAACTCTTATTGGATTAAAACTATTTTCACCCTTTAGTGCACCTTGGTAGAGCTCATAAAACTTATTCATTCCGTTGGGTGTGGATGTTATTATAATTCTAGAAACCTTGGATGATGATACCGTTGGATATGTTGACCTAAAAAATGCCTCTATAAAATTTGCATTAATATGTGCAAACTCGTCCATATATAAAAAATGTATGGTGAAACCGATACCGGAAGTTTTCGTCGTTGTTTTAGCCAATATTCTACATCCGTTATCAAATCTCATCGACATCACATTGTTTACAAGCATTCCTGGTTTTAAAAAGAAAGGAAGTCCTTTTATAATAGACTTTATCTTGTCCATAAGCTCCTCCGCTGTATCACCAACGTTTGCCAATATCATCGCATTTTTATCATGATTAAATAGAAGATACCAAACTAAGATTATGGACGATGTAATAGAATTGTGTGATAAAATATTGTTGGTATAGTATCTGTGATCGGAATGGTCTATTGATAGATCAACCATCGAAACAGGAATACCAGTATTTTCGATATATTTAACCGCTGATGGTCCGGATTTTGTTTGAATGAGATCACCAATTCTTAAGTCCCTGACAAAAACTTCTTTTAAATTTTCATCAAAAAGAATGTGAATGTCCGCACAATCTAGGGTGTCCCCATTTTCCAATTCTAGAAACCAAACATCGTATGGCTGAGTTTCCAAATATTTGTAGGCTCTTACAAGTCCACTATCGGATAGAACAAATGAATCTATATCGAATTCCGAAATTATTTTCTTGGATGGATCGTCCTGATCTAGATCGAAATTTCTGTATTCAAATTTTTCTAGCAGATTGATTGCTCTTAATATGAGTTTCTTGGCAAATCTTCTTGGTGAAAATCTCATTTAATTTATTTTTTTAGTCGAGAATGAAATCTAGACATTTTTTTACAATAAAGAATAAATTTTATATAAATTTTTTTTTATTGTATATAAAATGTTAAATTTTTTCGTTTTTCTAAGTGAATTTATGGAAACATTCCTATTTTTTTTCACTCTAACATTTGTTGTGGGCAAAAGACATTTGCCAACTTGTCTGGGTGCCAAAAAAATATTGAATCTATTGGATTGATATTCCCTAAGAACCGAGTCTTGATAGTCCCTTAATTTTATATACTCCATCCCATTATCCGTCATTACCTTACAATACTTAGAAAAATAAGAAACGTCCTCCGCACATTTCTTAATTTCTAATATTTCCTCTGGAGTGTATTCCCATTGAATATTTGCCTTCTTAAGATCCGGATTTTGGTCATGGAATGGATTTTCTATTTGTTTGTAATCCAATCCCTCATCCTCTATTTTTCTCAGAAGTGTTTCAACCCTTTCAGTTGACCATATGAGAGAATTGTCGTCATTTTTTATTTCTGGTAAATTTCCCATGTTAATTATCTTAATAGTTCATCATCGATAATGAAATCGGAATCATCCCCTTCTAAATCATCGCCCTTCAGATTTGGATTATTCATATCTATAACTTTTTTCTGCTTTGCATTAACCACTGCATTAGGATCAATCACCTCGGCTGTTATATCAACCACCTCGGAACCAATTATACCTCTTAATCCCTCCATGATTCCTCTTGTTCCTCTAGATCTTATTCCATTTCCCCCCTGATCACCTTCAGTGGGAGCAACATAATAGCTTTCCTCCTCGTGGTTTTTATCCATTACGACACGATTTGATTGTCTCTTTTCGTCTATTTCTATTCTGGATTTTTTATAGTTTTGTTCTGTCTTTTCAAGGTAAGATTGATAGTCTTTAGGCATCTGCATTATTTGGGATTGCATTTGGGCTAGTACTTCAAATAATCTTGGATTAGTGTTTCCAAGATCAATTTCCTCCAGAATTTTTATGATTGAATGTTGAGCAGTTTTTAGTTGAAACATCATAGCTGCTATGTTCATAGCATCCATTTTTTTCTTTAAATCCATATGGGAAGCTTCGCCTCTTACAACATCATTATCAACATAAAAATTAGCTAATGAATCCAGCAGTGCTTTTGCATCTATAGCAGCAGATGATTTCTCACCATCAAAATCCATCAGATCGGTGCTTTTTATTCTCGGCAATTCTGGTGAGTTTATTGGAACATCAGTTTCCATAGATTCCTCCATGAGGATCGAATCCAAATTTTGTTTAAGTCTCTCCTCCGCTAATCTTTCAGCCTTTGGTTTTCTTCTTGGCATAACTATTTATTTCTTGCAAATTTAGGAATATTTAATAGGGGTTTAGCATTATCTATAATATGTGCTAATTGCGAATCTCTTACTATGTTCTGATTAAGAACGGTTGATTGCATATCTATATCAACCATATTTTTAAACAATCTTATATTACTTAGAAGTATTGGTCCTGTATATATCTTGTATGAGTTATTGTCTGTTCCGTAGAATGGACTCAAATTATCCCTATTTATATCAGACGGAGCATTATAAACATAAGTTGTTGTAAACATTCTTACAAATTCATGAACCTTACTTAGTTTACTTGATTGCTCCGCTGGGTTGGTTGGATCATAGGTCATTTCCCAAATATTTATAGACATTTGTTTGTAAACGTTCGAGTAATTAACACAGATTCCATACCACATATCCCATTCAGGAATAAACTGTAGGGGAGAATTTATTATCACGTCGTTAATTCTGAAGATAACACTGCCACATCCCAGATAATTTGAGTTATCATTGTCAGTTATTCCAGAATGAACAAGATCGATTCTCATACCCTCTATTTCCCCCTGGTCATTCAGATAAAGACCACTGATTAAATTTCTAGACTGAGCTTTTTGCATTTTCCAAACTATGGTGGACTGAGCAAAGTTTGTGGAGAGATTTCTAACTTTGAATCGGAAGTCGTCTATTACATCCTCAACCACATATCCACCAGTGTGTTCTAAATCTCCTTTTATAGCGACATAACCCTCTGGATTGATGTCATATCCATCCCATCCTCTCAAATTGTGCTTTCTAGGATAGCTACTGAAGTAGAGAAAGTTTTCATCGCTACTTTCTAGGGTTAGATTGATTATAGGATACGGTTTCCTTAAAATTTGACTTGTGTCATACCAGTTCTTCAGAGAGAACCACGAGGTGTAGCTAAATTCCTCTTTATCAGTAAGTTTCGGGAGAATCTTGTATCTAATTGCATTTCTGTAGGCTCCAGATTCTGGGGCAAGTTCTGAGTCATCGTAGAAAGAATCGTAAAGATCGTAATAATTATTAAAAACTATGGTCCAATTATTATTAAGATCGTAACCAATAATCGAGAGTTCTTTAAATAAATAGGATCTTATAGGATCCTGACTCATCTGGGTTATTGTGGTTGCATACTGTTGAGGTTTAGCTATTTTTAATTCCTCACTCGTTGTTTCAGCTCCGAATAACTCCTCAACTGAAAGAGATATTCCCTCAAGCTCCTCCTTATATGCAGGATCTCTGAAATAGGTATTGCTTTTTGGGTTGTATTTTTTAAGTTCCATCTTGAAATAAACGGGGGCGTTCATGAAATCTCTGAAAAGATACGTTGAGTTTATCTCATAAATCCTATTTGTGATTGGGAAATAGATAATATCCCTTTTTCTTGGTTGAGATCCTCTACCAAATATGGATTCAAAATATCTTTTATCCATCTGAACCTCAAATGGATCCTCGTAGTTAAGACCAAAAGGATCAAAATTTATTTTATTGTCAGGAAATTGATTCTGGTTGACAAGCAGCTTAACACATTTTTCTGAAACAACATCAAATATCGTGTACTCCCTCAAAATAACATCCCTTCCCCTTGCTTGTGGCTGGATGGAGTAGTAATTTGCATCCAAACCAAAAACTTTGTTAACCATTAGACTAAGATCTTGATACATGTTTAAAGCCTTATTCACATTGTAAGGTTTAAAGGTAAACTTACAATCACTTATGACTACAGGTCTATTGGAATACTCGTTAGAACAAATCGGTGCTGGCTTATAAATAACAACCTCAGGTATATCTGCAAATTCAAGATCTAATTGAAAGTCAACAATCACCACAGATGGATCTATGGGCTCATCCGTTTGATAAATGACTGTTCCATCATCGTTAATTAGGACCGATGTGAATCTAAATTCCGGATAAAATTTATTTGATGGATCAAGATCAATCTCAAATATTTCGGAAAAGTTGTTTGTTAACCCCCTTAGTGCTGTACCAACATTGTGCCACAGGGACCATGTTTTACCATCTATGCTATATCTAAAATCGATTACTATATCATTAGCGTCCAATCTTGGATCCAAATTATTACTGAATACAGCATCAATTATCCATCCCTTGTATTTCTGCACACTCTCGAATGGTTTATCCCACGTTAACACCCTGTAGTTACCTATATACGTGAAGTTTAAGGCACTTTCAAGCTGCTCCATTCTGATACTATAGTATTCCACAGTTTCACACGGCATATACATCGTAACACCGTCAACATCAATAGAATGATAGCCTCCACAACCGATCTGTTTGGCTCTGGCCATTGCTGCTTCTGGAGTGCTGAATAAGTTGTCAGTGGATGACTCCTTTATTTTATCAGTGTTCTGAAGACCATCCTGATAGGCATATCTTGGATCGGAGATGTTATATTGTTCCCCACTGGTATTGTAAACAGGTGTTCCTTTTTTTGGAAATTTATTTTCCGGGTAGAAGCTCATGTAAGAATATAATTTATATTATATATCGAAAGTTGGGATATAAGATCATATAAAAATAAAAAAGGAGGTTTAAACCTCCTTTTTTATTTTAAGCTTTTGTGTAGATTCCGGTGGACATTTCAAGTTGTCCATTTCCATAATCTTTTGCAATTCTTTCCTGCATTTCCTGTTCCCTTTTATCTAAGATTTCTGCCTGATTATGAAGTTTTAATAATTCATGTTTTAAGTTTTCAAGCTCCCTTTCATAGAAATGTGTTTGAACTGAAAGCCTTCCTATTTTAACAACATTTTCTGTTAAATCGTCCCTTAATGATTGGATTTCTAATAAGAGATCATCCGATAATTTTATTTGTTCCATATTAATAATGTTTATTTATTTATACGGATTATATCGGCAAAAGTTTCTATTTAACTATATACCTATATCTGATGGATCCTGCATATCGGTTTCACGTGTAATAATATAATTAATGTTTCCAACTTCATTTAATGCTCCACCACCAACGGAATTATATTGGTTGGCCTTTTCAGTATTAACAATTGAAACACCTACGGTCTCTATTCTGTTTGGTCCAGTAGTTCCCGCCGTACCACCAGAATACCATGCATAATAATTTTTTTGATCCTGATAAAATTTACAATTACTTATTGTGATATAATTAGCATTTACAGCAGCACTATTTCCAGTAGCTGTGTAAATGAATCCTGTCGCTTCAGGTTCTGCAGCATTCTTATCTCTAATTACAAATCTAACATTTTCAAAATTTAATATACCATTAAAATATGAGGTTCCTGGATAGGAGTCTGTATAATTTTCACCGGAATAGAAATTTGAGTATGAGGTATTTGATCCTATGCTAGTTATAAGAATTGAATTTGTTACCGCTATTTTTGGTTTAAGAGATCGTCCTCTTATATTAAAATTGTACGCTTTAGTGGATATTGAACAGTTTATAGCATGTATATTTATTTGATCACAATTTGAAATTCTAAAGCCGTTATCTACAGCACCGTCTGAATCTATATAAAGTCCATAAAGTCTGATTTTACACTGACTTGCTACATCTTCAAAATTAAAAAAACCTTTAGGGGCACCAGTTTTCGAATCAAAATAAAGATAGGCTCCGGTATTATAGTCGGCCGAATTTCCAATGGACCTATCATCTCCTATTATAGAAAATCCTGTATTTCCTCCTTCTGAACCGATCAGATGATCATATCCTCCTTCTAGTTGGAATACGATTCTTACACCACCATTAAGTTTTATAGTTGTTTGTGAATTATTCGAAGTAAAAAGCCATCGCCTATCTTCTCTGTAATCCCCTGGAAAAACCCAAATAGTCCATCCCTGAACATCGTTTCCTTCAAGATAATTTATTGCCCTCCAGATATTTGAAAAAGGATCACTTAATTTCCTTGGATCAGAGGGACTGGATGAGCCATTCGTATCAACAAAGATTGTTTTAGCGTATGTAAAATTTCCTCCAGGATCACCTTGTGGACCTTGTGGACCTTGTGGACCTTGTGGTCCGGTGGATCCCGTTGCTCCTGTAGAACCCCTTGCTCCAGTTGCTCCGTTAGATCCTGTGGGCCCAGCGGAACCAGTTGGTCCAGTTGCTCCGTTAGATCCTGTGGGCCCAGCGGAACCAGTTGGTCCAGTTGCTCCGTTAGATCCTGTTGGACCAGTTCCCCCACTTCCACTAGAACCAGAAGACGAGCTTATTTTTATGGCGGAATTGTTGGATAATTTTATATAAACTGGAATAACTGGTCCACTATTAGGTTTAATAGAAACCAAGTTATTTACTCCAGAATTTGTATCCAGGTAGAGAACATCACCAGTAACACCGGGCAAGTACACCAAATCAGTTAATAGATTTCCACTAGGGGTAACAGTTAAATGTCCAGGATTTGGTAGGTTTCCACCTGAGACAAAACCAAATAATTTATCAACTTCAGATTGTATAGAGGAATCAATCTTACTGAACGAGCCATCAGAATTTAAATAAACAGGATCACCCCCAGTTAATCCATTTGGATTTGACCCTGGATCTATATAAAAATATTTTTGGTAATAGTTTCTAAATTTAAATCTTGATTCCAAATCACTTATCCAATAGCTATATCCTGGAAGCTGGCTACTTTGAGATTGAATTGGACTTATAATTGGACTTCCCTCGTCATCCAGAGAAAATATAAGGAGTGATTGATTATCATTCGGAGCATTGTTTCCAGTTTGATCTGGCGATGTTACAAGATTCAATAGATCGGTATCCTCCACGACAAGATCAATTTGTTCACCATTACTTCCTGGTGCTATTGAAATTATTTTATAGGAGAATCCATTTATAAAGCCGATCCACATTCCCACCTCTATATCATTAGCATTATAAATATATGGAGTGGGAGTGTTTGGATTTGAATGTTGTTGAGGAAATATATTTAAAGTTATGCTCCATCTATAGGGAAAGCCAAAATATGGACTCGAAGCATCAGAATAGGAGGAATTTTCATCTATAGTTCCAAATACAATATACCCTGATAGAAGCTTTGGTGGAAATATTAGGGATCTGTCAAAATTCATATTTTTCTATGAATTATTACCAAATGTCCAAACAATCTCAATTGTTCCTGCAAAATCAGCTCCCGTGTTGGCTGTATTTACACCATATACAGTAAATGAATCATATGTCAAATCCGATGCAAGTGAAAATGATCCCGTAGATGTACCGTTTGGATTTTTTATAAATATATTGGATGAATTTGTTGCATGAGTTGCAAGTCCAATAGGTTTATATCCAGTATTATGCGTTATGGTTATATTATTTCCATTGTTGGATATTGTGTAATTATAGGGAGCCTGATCTAATGCTCCCCCATCGGGTCCTTGACTGGATGTAAAGGCAGAAAAATTCCCAGAACTAAGAAGAATCGTAACTGAATAGTATGAATTGAAATTATCAAGTAGACTAACATTAGCCTGTTTACCAGAGTATGTTAAGCTTCCAGGTTTTCCAGTGAAATTTATTCCAGTAGCACCGGTTACACCGAGAACACCATCTTCAAATATATTTATTGAAGTACTCTCAGGGCTATTTGCTAATCCAACTGTTGCGGTGTAGTTATTACCAGATACCACAGTAAAATCATTCGAAAAATTAAGATTCGATGTTGGCGATTGGATTGTCGTGGAATTTTTTTTAACTGTCAGACCTGCACCAGTTAAGCCACCTTGCCAATAGGGAAGATCATTCCAATATGTGTTCCCGTCCCCTATTTTGAGATAGCTAGTATTTGTTTCATATCCAAATTCACCATCCAAAAGAATGGGATTATTTATTGACCATTTCAATGCGGTATCTCTTCTTAATTGAATTCTAAATGCCATTTTTTATTTTTATTTTTATATTCCTGATTTTCTTGTTGGTGTTACTCCTCCTATAATGGGTCCTATAAACTGGACATTACTACCGGAATCACCGCCATCCAATATATCAGGAAATTTGCTTCCAACTGGGTCAGTATTGATGTAAAAATTCCCGGAGGCTTTCACCGTTATTGAGTCGGACGAATCGGATTTTTTTTTGTAATTATCCGCAGATCCAATAAAAAATAATTCGTTATAGGTTTTACTATCCCTACCGTCAATAACATTATTCTTTAAATTAAATAAGCTTTCCTCTAGTCCCATTTGAAATATTATTTATAAGTATATATTCAGAAAATGATTATAATATCTCCCTGTTTGGTTTATCACTAACCTTTCTATCCAGAATTTCCTCAACTCTAATTCCAGCTTGCATTAGATTACCTCTAAATCTTTCGGTTGATAGATCCTTGTCAGGTAAATATGTCTCTATTTCCACACTAAAATTGAATTCAATAGGATCATTTTGAGAATATGTAAAGGTAAAAGGTTTAGTTATTTCGTAATTTTCAGGGAATCCTATATTGGCTGGAATTCTCATACCCTCGAAATCAAAACTAAAAGAATATGTTTTATAAAATGTTCTAATGACTGATTGGTAGAGTTTGAATCCGTCCAGTAAGGTATCAACTTTCATCATAACGTCGAAAGAAACATTTAAAGGAATACTATTTGTGTAGGAAGAAAAAGTTTTCATTTCACCTTTAACGTCCTCTTGAGCATAAGACATCCTTACATATTTATTAGTTAAAGCCTGTGTGTCTATGGTTGAACTTTTATAAACAACCATTCCTCTTGGAAGAACGTCGAAATTTCCTTCAGCAACTGGTTCGTCCGTTTTACATACAACGTATCTTAAAAATTCATCCTGTAAAAATGGTTCATCCCCAGTAAGGGAGAAATAAAAAGGAACATAAACCTGTAGAACTTCCTGTTGGTCATTCACCTGAAAATAAGTCAATTTATCATTCAGTGATCTAAGCATAGATATGATAAGGTTCCTCATGAAAACCTCATCCATATTAAATTTTTCTAAAAATCCAGACATATTAATTTGTTACTATCACAAAGTTTATTTTTGTTTTTCCTGTTGAACCAGTTTTGTTCGAAGCTGTTAATTCAACCGTATAATTTCCAGTACCTGAATAAAATACACTTGGATTTTGGGCTGTACTTCCTGTTGGGGATGCAGATGGTCCAAAATACCAATTCCATCCAGTTGGAGCAAATTGCCAAGGGGTTTTAACCGATGCATCTTTGAAATCCAATGTTGATCCGGGAACTATTTGGACTGAGAATGTGGCCCCAGTTGCACTTGTGAAATCTGTATAAGGAGGCCTTGGTATTGGACCTAAACTTGTTATTACTCCGTCTGGTGTACTATCAAAATCAGGATATCCAAGTGGGATGTTATCAAGTCTTCCTGGAGTTCTTTGTGAAATTATACTAATTTCAGCATATCTTATTTGCAACGGTTCACCTGAATCATTTACATATTTTGGATGAGAAAATGAATCATTATCATATTGGGATTTAGTTAATGGTGTTATATTGGTATAATTCAACCTTAACATCTCGGCTACATCCTTTATTGTTGATGGATTGAGAGTTTTAACAACGGAAAAAGATTTCATAATACTATCAAGTCTCCTATTTACATTCAAGTTATCATATTTTATAAAAAAATAATCATAAGTTGGTGGAGAAGACACGATTGGAATATTTTTACTAGAAACAACATCCGATGTATATTGCACAGGAATATTTGTTCTGGGTGCTAATAAACCAACATTAAATATTCCATCACCAGCTGTGTTTGGTATAAAACTTGTTTGTGGAACATTTATAAGTTCAGGAATTTTATCCTTATTATCAATAATTTCCTGATTCTCTTGTCTAGGTGTTTTTACAGGTTCAATTTGTTGATTTACTAAAGTTTGTCTTGTTCTAATACCAAATAGGCCAAAAATTTTACTCCTGTATTTAGATCTCCTCATTTATATTTCAATGAATTTTATACTATATATTCAGAGAGAGGGAACTAATTAGAAATGATCAATTGTCATAGAGGAGAAGTTGTTTGACTTTTTGATTTCTATCTTCCAGTCAAAAATTTCATGAGGCATTGGAGCATGATTTATAACAAAAATATTTAGACCCATTTCCTTAGAATTTTTTTGGAGGACCTTTAAAATTGAAGAAACCCCATCAGGATCTACTGAGCTAAATAATTCATCAAGAAAGAGTAGATTTATTGAGGTAAATTTTAATTTCATTAATTTCATAATGGAAATCAAAACAACAAAATCCATTTTTTTCATTTCACCCGTACTTAAAGTTTGCACGGGAATTTCTATTCCCATCTGGAATATGGATGCTTTAAATTCCTCATCAAAAACAACCTGATAATCCATATGAAGCATAGAAACTAATTCCATTATTTCCGAATTTAGTGAGGGAAGAATTGTTCTTATAGCCATTTGCTTTACTCCCTTTTCACCTAAGATGTCGTCTAATTTTTTTATCCATGTATTTTTCTGTGAAAATTTAAGAGAATCTCCTTTTAAATTATCCAGATCAGAATTTAATTTCTTTATAATTCTATCCAGAGATGAAACCTGATCCTTTACATTCTCCTTACTATTTGCATTTATTTCAGATTTTATTTCCAGAAGTTTTTGAGATATTTTTCTCCCCTTTTCGTCCAACTCCCTTTTTCTACCTATTAAAGAGGATTCATCTTTCTTCAGATCTATTATATTTTCCTCTATCTCGAATATTTCTGTCTCGTATTTTGTTTTATCGCTAATTATTGATTCTTTCTGGTGCTCGTGGAATTCACCAGTTAAAGAACATTCGCAGGTGGGGCAAATATCAGACTCGTATAGGGATATTTTTCTAGTTATGTCACCAAGTTTAGCTCTATATTCCAATAAATTCGAATTCACCTCAAACATCATTTGTCTTAAATTAGTTTCTTCCGAAACAAATTCACTAATTTTATCCGAATGTATTTTTTGTAAATCCTCGATCCTTAAAAGATTATCTCTAAGTACTCTTAATTTTTCATCCCTCTCGGATTGGATTTCGTTCATTAAAGAATCCATCTCGGTTGTGGATCCCTCTATTGATTTCTCTATCGAAGATATACTTCCATTTAGGGTGTCCATTCTACTTTTTAGATTTTTTATTTCATCCTTAAGTATCTCCCGCATCTGATTGAGTATATTAAATCCAAAAATCTTGTCTATTATAGCTCTTTTGTCCTGTGGAGACATCTTTATAAAGGACTTGAAATCATTTATAGAAAGGGATATGGTATTATTGAAAACATAATAAGGAATGCCTATCAACTCATCAGTAAGATAATTTTGTATATTGGAATTTCCCGATTGATCATAATTTATTCCATCTATAGATAAACCGAATAGTGAAGGCTCTAATCCCCTTTCAACACTAATTATTCTACCATTACTTTCAAACTCTATTCTAACCCAAGCATGTCCATTTATTCTATTTGGAATATCTCCCAATTTTTTTCCCTCAACCTTTCCGTATAGTCCAAAAGCTATAACTTGGGATATTGTTGTTTTTCCAGCACCATTTTCACCAACGATTTGAAACAAACAAGCTTCCTCAGGGAAGCTTAATGATTGAATTTTATTTCCATAAGAGGAGAAGTTTCTCCACTCTATTTTTATGATTCTCATATTATAATTTTTTATCCTCTTCTTTGGTTATTACAATATTATACAACTTATTTAAACCGGAAATTATTCTATTTTTCTCATCATCCTCACAATCTAATCCGTTTACATATATTGAAATAAAGTCCATCACATTAAAATTTCCGTCTCCCTCGCTTTCTAGCATTCTTGTGGATAACAATGTTGATTTATTTGAATCGTAGGGATGAAATTTAATAGATCTTTGCGAAACCATTATATCAGTTATAATGCTCAATGGTGATCTAAGTGATAAATCCGGATCTATCATTATATCAACGAAATTATTTCTAAATAAAGGATCGAGCTCATCCGGGGTTTTTTCTAATAATTCAGTAAAATATATTTTTTTATATCTTGGAGAAAAATCATTTATGAATATTTTTTCTTCCATATCATTAAGATCCAGGAGAGTAATACTCTTTGTGTTGTCCATATCTGATCTTGTTATCTCGTATGGGGATCCAAGCATTCTTATATTTCCAGATTTCTGAGCATAATGAATATGACCAGAATAGACCCTATCAAATTTATTAAACTTAGATATATCCGCTCCACTATCAACATTTACAAATTTGTTAAACTTTAATCCCCTTATATCAGCATGACAGCAGAGAACATCGTGTGGTTCAGAGGAATCCAATGTTTCAATTTCAGCATTATGATCCCTCCTCCAAGGCATCATCATGAATTTCTTATCTCCAAAAATAATTGATTCAGGTTCTTCCAGTATATTTACATTCGGAATCCATTTTATAGATTTTAATGAATTTATCTCATTCGATAATTTTCCCCATAGATCATGGTTTCCCGCTATAACATAAATACCATCAGCAAACAAACTAGACAGCTCTTCGAATAACTCAATTCCCAAATTAAGAACCTTTATATTTATGCTCTGTCTTGAATCGTATACATCACCAAGATGAATAAGTATATCACCCGGCTGGTAGTTTTTTTTAACCAAAGGAATAAACCAATCAAAAAAATATTCCCTCATTATCTCAATCCACTCATTGGAGTTGTTTTTTACACCCAAATGAGTATCAGTAATGAACCAAATTCTCTTCGCTTTATTATTGGTTTTTTTAATCATCTGTTAAAAAAGTCTTCTTATCTTTCTTTTTGATAAAATGTTAAACTTAACTTCCAATTCATTTATAATCATCTCCCTATACTTTATAGGAACTATCTCATAAGCTTTAGAGTAAGATATCTGAACATAATCACATATCGAAACAAATTTTTCAGATAACGAATATTCTGTATCATTCAAATTTTCTAAAATTTCCTGAAATATATGGGGAAGAAGATCCTTCGGAATTTTTTTCTTGTATCTCAAAGGAAACCATCTAGATTCCTGAAAAGCCTCATAAACCAACTCCTCTAATTTTTTTCTATGTAAATATTCCTCCTCATCGTAAGATTCACTTAGTAATGAATGTCCCTGATCAATATCAAAACTTTCATTGAATTCAGTTTCTTTTGTTGGATTATTATGTGCTCCAAATATCTTGTCGCCAAGCTGTTTTTTTACAGGTTCAGATTTTTGTAATTCATCATCTTCCTTTTCTTTATTCTCCATTTAATATGGTTATTTTTACTCAACGTGCATTGCAACATCGACATTTTCTATAATCCTCATGTAACCATAATCGACACTAAATAGCTTATATGCATTTTTAAAACCATCATCACGGTTTGCGAGAATTTTTAATTTATATTCCTTGTTTGCGTACATTATTGGATCTTGGATTATACCAAACATTCCATCGACAGTAGCAACAAGGCCGGAAGATTCAGCAGCAGAATTTATACTTAAATCAGAAGCATCAAAATCCCCTTGTTTTGTCTGGGTTGCTGTGATTATTGACCAATTATTCAGCATTGCCATACCTCTTAAATCCTCAGCAATCTGTTTTATTTTCATATAAGTATTTTCTGAATTTGGATTTCTCCAGTTCTTCATAATATTGATATAATCAACAACAACTACTTTAAATTTAATTCCTTTAGATTCCTCAATTTTTCTTAAATATCTTTCTATGTCATTAACAGAAGCCTGTGATGTTGGAAATTCCTTAATGTATAGTTGTCCCGGGATTTTTAAATTGTCATAAGTTATCGAACTTATTTTTCTTTTTAATACCTCCTCGTTTTCTGCAATATTATTATATTCCTTGATAGGTACGCCTAATATATTTGCACCCATCCTTTTCACGTATTTTCTGTCCGCCATCTCCAGAGATAGTACAGCAACATTGTGGCCACTTCTAACTGCCTGTGCTGCTATATTTCCTAACCAAAGAGATTTACCAACCTTAGGCATACCCATAAAAACATAAAGAGCTTTAGCGGAGAATCCTCCGCCTAACACTGTATCTATAAAAGGATATCCGCTGGAAAATGTGTTTTGTGTGTATTGCTTATGACTTTCTGGATTAAAGAAATCAAGACCCTCATCGAAATTAAAATCTATATTATTTCTTTCTGTTATTATTCCTTTGAATGTGTCAATAATTGTTCTTATATTTTCCGATGATGCAGGAGTAGATTGAATATACTTTAATCCATCAACGGCTGATTTAGTAAGTGTTTTATATTCTATGAAAAACTGAGTTGTATCCATTAGCCATGAATCCTCGTATTTGTTTAATTCTATATCATAGATACCTTTAATTTCAGCAGGGTCCACAGAATTATCCTTCATGACTTTAAAATACTCAATCATCTGGGCTGAAGTTGGCATTTCGTGATATTTGTCCCAAAAAGATTTTGCAGCTTCAAATATAGATCCTAGAGATTCATTTTTAAAATACTCCCTACGACAATTATCAAAATAGTGTGAATTTTCTAAAATATGTCTTAATATAATATTCTCAGAATGACTTAAATCCATGTTTATTTTTTTAATATTTTATACCAAACTTTTCCATTTGTTCCTCTCTTAGATTCATAGATCTCACCGGAGAAAATCATTTCATCTACAACTTTCTTAATTTTTGTATTTTCCCATCCCGATCCAAATATTGATTTAAAAGTCTGATCCGAAAATTCTCCACCGTTTCTGCCATCCCTAATAAGATATGAGGATATCTCATAAGAGACATCCTCATTATTTGGATAATCTGGTAATGTTTTCCATATACCCAATAAATATTTGAACTTAGTTTTATTCCTCTCCATTTTCGTTCTCGTCATTATCAAATTCGAGATCACCATCCAGAGATTCCATGATATTAGAATAATCTGTGAGATCTGGAAGTTTGAATTTTTCTTTGATAACATTATCATCCAGCATTTGTAAGACCTCCTTTGTGAAAACCTTTTCTGTAAATAGCTCAGTTGATGCTACAGTTTTACCAAGATGTCTAACTCCCCATCTTGTTGCAGTTGCACTTGGTTTGAAAACTGTTTCTTTCTTTCCATCCGGAGTTTTTACTTCCTCATATTTTCCTCTTTCTATTCCACAAGCTTCCCAGCTAACATAATCTTGCAAACCAACATATGGATTCATTCCATTGGAAAA